ATAAAACGTCTAATTGGATTTTCTGGAGTGTTATCGTCTGATAGTGGATTATCAGTTACGTAACCTTGGAATACGTATGAACGCTTTTTCCAATACTTACGACCCATGTCTTCAAGACTTGCGTCTTTAAACCATCCACGTACCTCGTTTAGGATATTACAAGTTTCGCCATACATTTCCATACACGGAACTTGTACTTGTACTGGACGTGATCCAGTATCGCCTTTTACTCCACTAAATGGAAGTTTGATCATCAAACGTTCTTTCCAAAAGAAAGTATTTGATTCATCGCCATCTGGCAAGAATCTTAGAGTCGAGCTCTGTCCTTCTGCCATATTCCAAAATGGGTAAATTGCGTTGTCGCCACCTGATGATCGATTACCACCGGTGTTTGCTTCTTGTTCTTTAAGTTTAGCTCTAATCTCTGCTAATGATGCCATAGTTATGCCTCCTATATGTTATGCCTATGTGCTGAGTAACAAAATTGTTACCCTTTGTGCCTTAATTACGTACAGCACTATATGTATTGTACGCTATTACTTATTAAAAGTCAACCTTTATTTTGCCTTTTTTGGATAAAATGATTAAATGCCAGCTAATTGCTGAATTCTAGCCATTTCATCGTCTTGCCCTTTAAGTAATTCTACCATTACTTTCTGGGCTTCTTCAACAGCATTATTACCATACTTCTTTTGTACTGATGTTATTACTGCTGTTTCTCCTTTCGGAAAACTGTTTTGAACGTAGTCGTACATGCTTTTAACATATTCATCTAGTTCGACATCGTTCTTTTGTTCTATTTCACCATCTGGTGCTGAATCACTATCAGCTAAAATTTTATTTGCTGTGTCTTTAGACATTGTACAAGGGTGCATTTTACCAGAACCTTTTGGATATTCAAATTCTTTCCCACCTTCAGCCGCACATTGCGCCGCTGCCATTTTATAATCTTCAAATGCTTGTTCTTCGTTTTCTCCCATGTCAAAATCTTTCATTAACCCTTTAGCGAAATCATCTACCCATGAATCATCACCAATTGCTTTTAGAAGTGACTCAATTTTTTCATCAGCATTATTTCCAGGTACATCTTTTTCTTGTACTATCTCTGAGCTGTCAAACGGTGATTCACTTGTAAAAGATTTAAGTTCTGGAAAATCATCTTGTAAAGCATCATCATTAATTACTTCAATCAACGCTTTCAAAACAACTTCGTCATCATTTGAGCCAATACCTTTTCTATGTAACTCTCTAAAGTTATCTAACGCACCCATGCCACGCTTCATTTCATCTTCTGTTGCAGGTTCTCCTTCGTGCTTCGAATTAGAAATAATACTATCTAAATGCGTTTCAAATGATTCATCAGGATCAAATCCTTCGTCTGCGTCATGAATACCGTTGCCGTTATCATCAATCCAGTGCGTACCTTTTTCATCATGTACATCATGTGGGCAACTTGTTGTTGGCTTGTGCATTATATCTCCGCAATCTTTACAGTGATATTCTCCGCCCATACCTTCATCAACACTCACAACGTCACCACAACTAGTACATCTGCCTTTAGCATCACCAGGGCCGTCGCTTATTGGAGCATCACAGCATTTACTTAATTCTTCTTCCATTATAGATATTTCTTCGCCTAGTAAGTCTTCTGGACCTATTTCTTGTGTTCTATTTGCTTCACTTACTAATTTATATACATAAGGAAATACATCTTTTAATTCTTCATTAAACTGTTTAATTGTTAATTGTGCTGTCCAGTCTGTAGCAATATCTTCTGGAACATCTTCTAGTACGGAAGAAGTAAAGTTCTCAGTCATCTCTTTATACTTGGACGGCTTTTGGATATTTTCAATAGTCTTTTTAACTGTGTTTAATCTATCATTAACAACATCCATATAACCTGATAAACCTTCAGCCATTACACTTGAGCGATTCATGTATGTCTTAAATTTACGCAGTTTGTTTAGTTCTTCTGAAAGTCCAGTAACGTGTTTACCAAAATCATCATATGGTTTTCCGCCTTCACTAACGTGTTGTGCCATTGCTCTAGCACCATTAAGGTGTTTGAATGGATACTTAAATCGTTCGCCATCGTTGCTTTCGATATAAATTCCAGCAATACTAGTATTACGTCCTGTTGCTGATTCTTGGTTAATTGGCGCAGAATGTTTTACCACCATTCTTGCTGTTCCAATGTTTTGAAAACTAGTTCTGCTAGTTCCATATAGTTTTGATTCGCTCATTTGTTTCTCCGTACTAAGGTATTCATAATCTCTTTTATCTAAGTTTGACTTTGTAATATCTCTTGTATCAAAATTTAACATTCTTTTCTTAGCAAATGCTCTTACTTCTTTTAAAAAATCAAACCATTTATTCTTTAAAACATTTTCAGTTTCACTGAATAAATTTTTGCTATACATAATAGTAAGACTATCTTTGTCTAAGTTGATACTTACTTTTTTACCTGGTACAAAGTCAAATTCAAAGAATCTTGCCTGCTTTATATCGTTAGTAATTTCAGCAGATTCGTTACCAACTGTAACACTAGGGAATCTTCCTCTAATTTTGTTGAATAGTTCATTTGATATTGTGTCAAGGTTTATCATAATAATATTTATCCTAATAGCCGCCTGTTACAAAAATTGGCATTGGTGGTTCGTAGTCCTCATAGTCTGAATCGGTTTGGTTAAATGTGTTATATATTCGTGGATCCCAGTCTTTTAGTACAGTCATCATTCTTAAAGCAAGTAAAGTAGCACTTACTAGATCATCTGTTCCACCTGATTTTGCCTTAAAACTTGTTCCTGTAGCAACAAATGACTTCAATTCTGTTATTAATACTTTACTGTTTATTTGAAGTTTATTATTTTCAACCATAGTTTTTAATCTACTACATGCTGTAATCTTAGTACCATGTGTAGTATTAAATCCTTTGCGGAACTTACGTACATGTCCTTTACGCATCGGTTCACTTACAAATAGTCCAGGTATGTTTTCTTCGCCAAAATCGTTAATAACAATAAGTGCGGCTTCTCCAATACTATTGTTTTCAACGCTCCAGTATATGTTGCTACCACTACCACCACAAGACTCTTTAAGGTGAGTACATATATCTGTTAGTATACGTATTTGTGCCGGTATTGGGGTTTCGTTATGTCGCCATTCAGCAACTTGTTTGTAACTAGGAAGTTCAAATACTTGGATTGCGGCATAGTCTCCGCCTGTACCCATACTAGGATCTAATGCCACAGCATAATTTTCTTCAGCATGTGGTTTTGAGTACCAACGTGTTTGTCCCATATTCATCATAGGCTCTACGCCTTCCATAGATGACAACTTAATACTATTAATAAGTGTTTCATCGTATACTAGGAATTCACAACCATATTCACGTCTAAATCTTTCTTCGCCAATTCTGCCAACTTCAGTTTCTTTCCATTCTTCATCTCTATCAGGATGTTCGTCCCAAGTACATGTAAATCCATGAAATCCATTTTCACCTACTTGTTGTTCATTACCGTGTGCGTCAAACTTATTTTGAGAGCCTTTCCAAATAGTAGCAAACGTATCTTCGTCTGAGTTAGGTGTACTTGTAATAATAGCACGACCACCTGTTGCTAGTGTAGGAGATATTGATGTCCAAAATTCATCAGCAATACCCGGATTAACAAACGCAAACTCGTCGCAGTATAGCAATGAAATACTCATACCACGTCCTGTATTGCCTGTTGTTGTGGCACTAACAATACGTGATCCATTTTCAAACTCAATGCTACCTTTATTATAACTTGTAACTCCTGCTCTAATATGATCAGGACATGTTTCGTAAACATATCGTATACGTTGCATAATTTCTTGAGCACCACTATACTTGTGTGCGGCAATCAGGATAGTTTGATCAGGATGAAACATAGCATACCATGTAAGATAGACTGCGGCAGTAGTTGTCTTGCCTGTCTGTCTTGGAAGCATATTAACGTTAAATCTATGCTTATGATATGACTCAAGTAATCTTTCTTGGTACTGATAAGGATCAAATAATAATTTACCTTGTACAGGATGTTGTATAAAAGCAAAATGTTTAGCAAAGTATAGATACCCTAAGTCTTCATCCATACAATCCATCATGTCTTGGATCTGCTGTTCAGAGAACTTTTCTCTAGTATTTGCCTTTTTGGTGAGAACTCCGTCTAAACTCTTCATGCTAGTATTTAACCAAAAAAATAGGACCCGAAGGTCCTATTGAATATTATTAATTAACCGTTATAATTTTTATAGAATGAATTTAATTCTTCTTTGATCTTGTCTTTTAGTGCCATTGGATTATCTCCGCCTGCTACTTTTGGATAAGACTTTTTAGCCTTATTAAGATCATTAGTTGGTGGGTTTGTCATATCAGTGTATGGAGCATATTCTTCGTCTGGCTCATTAGCATAATCTTCTGATGCTTTTGTATCAAGACCTGCTCTTGCTTTTAATGAATTTAAGTCATCGTCGCCTAGCTCTGGGTTTACTTCAATGTCTTCCATTCCACAGCCGCCTGTTTTAAGATCCATATCATCTGGATCATTATCTTTACCTGGAATCTCTGGATTATCTACAGGTGTTCCTGTCATTATTTTTGGCATTGGCATTTTTAGCGTTGCTTTGTCAGCCATTCCTGCGTCACCTAAGCCTGCGTTTTTCATCATATCTAATAAATCAGCTACATGATCTTTACCACTTGCGTTTAATGATATATTCATTGTTACTGGATTGCCTTTGTCCATTTCTGGAGCCATTGGCGCTGGCATTGGAAGTGATCCTTCATCTACTGATTCATTTAATTCTTTCTTACCTTTTTCGACAGCATTAAAACCTTCTAAGATATTTTTCATATCGCTAAAGTTAGTATCGCCTTTGAAAGGTTTATTACCTACTGATGCGGCATCCATATTTTGTAAGATTTTTTTCATATCCATTATTTACTCCCTACTGGAGACATTGTGCCTTCAGTGTCTGTTATGTCTGTTGTATTGCCTGCTTTAACATCGGCAATTGGGCTGTACTCGTTGGATTTGCGAGCAACCTCTAATTCTTGTAAAAGACCCATTACTCTATTTGCGCCAACATGATCTTGTGCTTTTGGATCTGCTTGTTCCATTTCTTCTTTAGTAAGTCGAGCTTCGTATGGAGCATCATCTTTTGGTTCTTGATATGCTTCAATTGGATCATTAACTGATCTAACAATAATGTTAGCTGGCGAACAGTTACAACACTGGGCAATGTATTCTCCTAATACTTGTGGAGTAGTAGGATAATTTAGTGCTACTTCATAATGAGTAACTTCTGTGTTTTGTAACTTTGGAAAGTCTAATGGACGTTCTTGTATTGGTGTTTTCTTTCCAGGACTCATTGACGCTATACTATAACGTTGTAAGCACCCTTCTAGCATGTCAGTAAAATCCTCTGACATATCACCAGCAACGCCGATTTTAAATTCATATACTTTTTTTGCTTCTGCGAGGTATTTTTCAAACATGTTCATTCCCTATTATTAATTATTTATCCATATTCTTAAGTTTTTCTAGCAGACTATTACGGTCAGTAATGATGGCGCCTTCGCCTTGTACAATACTACCGTCGTCGATACCACCATCTTTATCCATTTTTTCTTTTTTAAGTTGCAAGTCAATCATTTTTAATTTCTTGTCCATTTTAGCAACTTTAGCATCTAGTGATGTTTTTAACATACCGCCTGCTACTTCAAAGACTCTACTAGCATAACGTGATTCAACATTCATACCTAAGTCCATTAAGTCATCATATGCTGTTAATGCTTTTTGTGCTATATCATTTAGTTCTTCATCTGCTTTTTCGCCAAGACCTTTTACTGCTGGCAATGCTCCAGCAATCTTATCAAATTCAGCAATATCTCGCAACGTATCATTCTGTTGCTGTATTACATCCTTCTTTTCTTTTTTCTGTTCTTTTTTGATTATATCCTGGCTTTCAGGTAAATCAAGTAGTTCTTCTAATTTCTTGGTCATTGATCTCTCATTATATGCTACTATTATATTTAGCTAAACTATTTAGGTACGTGATCCTTGATGGAACATATCCTTTTCGGTTATAACTCTAAAATTAATGCCTTTAGACTTAGCATATGCTCTTGCGGCTTCCCACTTTGCCATATTTAGTGCTACGTGTGCTTGATTATGTTTTGAGTTTCCGGCATTTTCCATTGTAACTTGTTTGTCTGGTTTTACTTCAATAAGTTCAACCATATTTTTGCCTTTTTTAGTTTTATATTGTATAAAGAAGTCTGGAACGTATACTGTATGTCTACCGGTAAATGGATTTCTATAAGGAATTTTTACTGCTTCACTTGCCCAGGCTTGGATTGCTGGATTCTCGTCACAAAATTTCATAAACGCGAATTCCCAACTACTTCTGTATGATGGTGTTTTACGTCCTACATATTTGTCAGGATTTTTAATATTATATTTGCCTTGAGCAAACTTGGCCATAGGTCTAACCTACTAAGTTTCTTGCTTCTATAGGAGTTGTAGTGTTATCAACTCTAAATCCTAAACTACTAATTCGTTGTCTATTAAAGTTAATAACTTGGGCAACTGTAAAACTTAATTGTAATTTATCAAGACCGCCTAATGTGTCTATTAATTCAAATACTTTTAAACCATCAATTTTTGCTTGTTGTAAAAGTATTGCTCCTGTAGATTTTGCCGCTTCTTTATCAAACCCTTTATTTTCTAAAAAACCAATAACAGCGTCAACTTCGTTACTTGGGTATGATAATTGTTTAGCATAATAAGTGTTAAACGTTTTTTTAGTTTGACTTTGACTGTCTAAGTCATTTGGTTTACGAGGTAAATTTAATTCGATTGAACTCATTTTATATTACTCCTAAGGCCCTATGTATCCAGGGTCAGTATATCTTGGACCACTAGCAGAACTTGAAGAACTTGCTGATGAACCTGACGTTATTCCACCGCCTGGGTTAGCACTACTAATTAATTTACCTACGCCAGTAACGGCCGCGGCAAGTGCGAGTGTTTTAGCGGAACCGCCACCTCCTGTTGGAAATGCTAGTCCTGCTACACCACTTACATCTACTCCAGATGCTTTGCCTAGTGCGTTAAGACTTTTACCAATTAGTTCACCTTTAATTCCTGCCGCATCTAAACTTCCTGCGTTCTTAATAGCATTCGCGGCTCTTAGTACTGTACCAAAGTCTGCTTTACCACCGGTAATATCATCAATGACGCCAAAGCCTCCTGCTAGTACTCCGCCTACTCCTAGTAAGCTAGATGCTCCGCCACCACCTAATGAATTTGGACTTGGTGTTTTGTCATAGTGTTCGTCACCAAACCCTTTAGGTCCGTTTTTCATTGAACCTCTACTATAGTGTACTGTTTCATATTCAATAGTCATCGAATTGCTAACAGGATCACTTGCTGAGTATTCCATAGTGTCGTGTTGCCATTGAGATATAATTGGATTAATTAATGTCATTGTAGTATAACGTTTTCTTGACATTTGAGAAATTTGTATACTTGTAAAAAAAGGTTCAGCACTATCATTATCAAAACCGTATCTGTATTGTTTTTCTGAAAACAATGTACCACTAGCATATTGTTCACTGAAACTTGGTTTATTAGTTGCGTACTCTGGTACTGACGGATCAGGTGCTCCCGCAGGATTTACCTTAGCATAGTTTCCGTCTCTGTAATAGTATCTGTAGTATGCTTCCCACATTGCTGTAGTAACACCGTAGTTATCATCATGAAAAGTTATATTAACTGGCTGATAGTCAATACGTTTTTGTACTACTTTTTTTCTATTGTATTGATTAATAACATCTGTTTGAATATTAAACGCTGGTAGTTGTGCTGACTTTACCAGCATACCTAATTCGTTCATATGTTTTTGTGCTAACTGAGGAATAACCGCAGAAGCCTTAGGGTTAATATTAAATGTAACGTGATAAAGAAATTTTACTTTTGGGGCTAATCTGTGATTGTCATCAACAAACATCCTTGCCGCATGGGCAAAGTCACCTAAATTACCTTTAGGGCTTAAAGCACCACTTGCTACGTTATCTAAAAATCCGTTTAAAAAGCTCATGTAAATATTTATCCAATTGAATAAAGTGTGTAGATAATTCGATCATAAAAAAAGGGACATAAAAATGCCCCTTAATTTATTAAATATTTTTATTAAGCCGCGCCGCCACCTGTGATAGCAGTGTTAACTGTTCTACCAATAGCTGTGCCAATGCCTGTACCTTGTGGTGATTGGATAGCGTTATCGTAGCGTATTGTTAAAGTCACTGTTGCTACTTCTGATGTTGCGTAGTTTAGTGAATTATAGTTTGCGCTTGATAGATAACAACCATACAATTCAAATGTCTCTAGTACACCTGCTGTGTTTGCTCCGTTACCACCGTCTAAGATTTCAATACGTGTTACAAATTTATAATCTGCTCCACTTGCTGCACTTGACTGCTCGAAGAAATCAAATTGTTTCTGTAATTGTTCACCAACTAGTTTTTGAACATTATTACTAACATCTTCACGTAAGTTTAATGTAAGTGGATCCCATGTATGTTTACCAGCTAAAAAGACTTTGGAGTTGTAAATATCCACCGTCATATCTTCAAATGTTACGTTAGGTCTTGTTACGTCCATTACTTGCTTTGTAAGCTCAGTCGATGGACTCGAAACACCAAAGTTCTCTAATGATACTCTAAAGCGGTATTGTAGCTTAGGCATTAACAAGCCCTGATTAGAAGCACTTGCGTTGCTATCTAGTGGTACTGTTAATTTTGAAAGTGTTGAAATTGCCATTATATACTCCTGTTACTTTTATTTATCAACTTATAGTCCTGAAATTTCACCAGTGTTTTTAAGTCTTAACGGAATGTAAATAAACTCAACTGCTTTTACAGGTTCAATAGCAATATCAACATATAGTTCATTTCTATCAATTCTGTTTGGCGTGTTGTTGCTTTCATCACATACAACTAAGAAGTCATATAATGCTCTTTGCGATACTAGCTCTAGCATTAAACTGTCTACTTGTGCTTTCATTTCATCTCTTGTAATTTTATCGTTAGGCTCAAAGATGTAAGGTTTAGCAAGTTTCTTAAGTTGTGATCTTAAGTAAATTACTAGTCTTGCTACATTGATTCTATCTAGTGCACTTGCATTTCTTGCTCTAGTCTTCTGACCAAAGTTAACAAGTCCTGCTCCTGTTAGGAATGTAATAGGGTTAATGCTATTACTGTAAAGTGTATCACGCTGTCCTTCGTTTAGCGCAATTGACTTAAATTCGCCTTCACTATCAATAAATCCTGATGCTGTTGCGTTAGTAATACCACCACGTCTTGTTCCTGCTGGAGCAAACCATGGAAACGATACTTGATCGCTTAGTGCTAATGTTCTAATAATACCGTGACTTGGTGGAACAATTACATTGTTACCTGCGTTATCACTTGTAAACAAGCTCGGGTAGAACATACCTAAGTATTCATCTCTACTCGGTGCGCCTTCATCATTGTCTTCAACTGCTAGTGCTGTATTTGCGCCCCAGTTGTTTAATGATGTAGCATCACTTGTTAATCTAAATGGAGTATCACCAACAATAAATGCTGTTAATCCTCTATCGTAGTTTAGACTTACCATTTCACCAATTAGTTCTGGATATCCTGGAGTTGCCATAACGTTAAACAGTCTTGACTCATCGTCTCTAATTTCTTGGTTACTATTAACCATTGCTTGTAGAGCTTGGATGATAACTTTACGTTGTGCTTTACGTCCAAAGCTACCTGCGCCGTTTGATTGGTTAGCACTTTCAGTAGTCCATCTGTGTGGATAATATAATGCTTGACTTACGTCACCTTGACGAACGTTTTTAGCTGTTGTGTCAATATAGTTACGTTGGAACTTCTTAACATTAAAGCCTGAACGTCTTAGGTTCCATAGCAACATACCTTTTGGATATAATGCTGGATCAGGAGCATCTGTATCTAAGAAGTCACTAACTAGTAATTCTTTGATTGTTCCTGCTGGAGCAACTGTTGCTGTTCCGCCAGTTGTACCATAACGTGCGTCAGCAAACAAAATGCCATCTTCTGAAGATTGATCACCTTCATCTAATGCTAACCATTTTGCTAAGTCTGCGTTATATTTGTGTACTTGTGGATAGTTTTCTAAGTCTGCTGTTGATATCCAAATATCACCTGTTACTAGTGGTGTAGTATCTGACTGTTGTGTAGGCTCAGTAGCACTTACAATTGGTCCTTCTGGATCAGCCGCTGGATATACGTTTGCGTAACCTTTCCATGTAGTACCATTGTGTACCATCATATCTACTTCGTCAATAATTGAACTATACCATAGTCTACCGTCTGTAGTTAATGCTGTTGGAGCATTCGCACTTGCTGTTTGAGTTAAGATTTTCCAATTTGAAGCATGGAAATCATTTACACTATCACCTGCCGGAGCCGCATATAAGTTTGCTGTTCCTGCTTTAGTCGAGTAGTTATAAGCCGCAAAGCCAATACCAGCAAACATGCTGTTTGTATCTTTAATGCGTATTTCACCACCTGATGAGTGTGTAATTACAACTCTGTTACTTGCGTCTACACTTGCTACAATATTTTCAAATCCTGCCGCGTTAATTGCGTCCGCAACTAAGTCTGCGTCACTTGCCGCACCTGTTGCTGTTACACTTAATGCTTTACCTGTTTGAATTGCAGCTTTTGTTGGATCGCTTTCTGCCATTTGGAAACCATATGTTTGAGCAGTTAATGAACTTGCTGTAATTGCTGAAGAAGTAATAGTAGTTGCTCCCGAAGCGTTTCTAGCCATGATAGTAAAATCAAATTCTTCATTTTCATTTTCGCTTACGTGTGCTTGTACATATAACTGTGCTAATGCTAAGTTAGATCCGCCACCTGTTTTATCTAAGTTATAAAGTGCTTCTTGATGCGTTTTATAAACTGGTGCTGATTTCTCTTCCCATAACTGTGTTGTACCGTTAAAAACTTTAACTTTCATTTGTACACCTAAGTTAGCATCTGTAGTTTTAAACCAAACACTTCCTGTAGGTCTTGTTTGTGTATCTGATGTTTTAAACTCAGGTACTTGTGTATGCGGTTTAACTTCTAATGCTGGAGCATAACTAACACCTGCTGTTAGACCTAAGTCTGCTAGTAGTGTTCCTGATGCGCCTGCTGATAATACAATAGCACCATCGTCATCTGTGGATCCATCAGTTGTTGATGATCCATCACTATAAATGTATAGTTTGCCATCTACTGCCGCCGCCGATACACCTGTAATGCCTGCGCCTGTAATATCTGTAGCCATTTGTGTTGCTGTTGCGCCTGTTGCCGCAACTGTTGTTCCATTAATACCAATAGTTTGTCCTATTGTTAATGTTGGATTTGAAA